CGTCAATGCCCAGAATGGTTTCCAAGTCAGTTAGGGGGCGCACTTGATCCCGTCCGATCATCTGGGGGAAGGGGCGTATGTAGTCCTGGACCGCTATCTCCAGCAAACGCTCATTCATGTACCCATTGGTCCTTTTCTTCAAATTCGTGACGAAAGGATCGCACCACTTTCCGGCGCGCATCTCTCCAGAAAACACAGGGGCCTCATAGTACTTCTCCCTACCAGTCCATGCGATTTCTTCCTCCTTGAAATCGGCAGCAAATCTCGTTCGCACCACCTTTGATTTCATCTTGCTTGTTGTAAGTGGAAATTTCAGGCTCCCGGGAGAAAACACGGGAACCTTCATTTCCGCGGCAGCAACCCACAAAGAGGATTTTACCGGGAGAGGTACCAACTCCTGAGCTGCAGTCGTGCCCGGTCTCTGAAGAAATTCCAAGTCAACCTTGAGTGGGGCATTTCTACTCATAGGCAACACATTTGCCAAGGTAGCCACAGCTTTGCCAATCTCGTCTTGAAGAATGACCTCCACTCGCCTCTTGTAAACTTCGGGTCCGCCAGCACTATACCCGTTCTTTCCGACATGTACTCCCATGACTGCCACGAAAGAGCCACATCGTCCCGCCACGGGAGTTCCGCAATCACCATCTTCAGACTCGTACGTGGCCTCCAGGCACACACCAAGGCGCTGAGTACCGGGGTTGATATCGGCTGGGATCAACTTACCTGCCGAAGTGTGACGGCGCACATCGTCCGCACTCCGAATGGCCCGGACCTCATCAAACACAGAAACCGCAGATTTCAAGCCCGAGGCCGGAAACAAATCTGTCAAATCAGGAAACGAGGGCGGAACCTCCTGCACGTACAACACAACGGCATCCTTATACGGAATAGCGACTCCGGTAATCGAAACTGCCGGTCGCGACGCAAAAACGGCCCTACTCGTAACCTTTGTGCCTCCCTGGATTTCGATCTCGTAAGGTGCGTCGGCGGGCAAGGTAGTCCGGCTATCATCGGCTTCTTTCGTAAACAAATGCCGCACCGTCACTAGGTAATTTGCCTTGATAAAGAAACCCTCCATCACTCGATTGCCACACGAAAGCTTAACCAAATTCTTACGCATCATCGCAGTCAGCCCTTCCATTGTCATGGTAGGACTTCGCGGGGATACGCACAGCGGCATCTGAGTGATCTGAACGCGATTCCAATCCGTACCTGGTTTAAACGCGAAGGCCTCACGCGAGGGTTGAGACGGATCATAGCCTTCTACCACTGACCCTTGGGCAAAGACCAAGCCAAAGACTGATTCCACCGTCTTGAGGGCCAAGAAAACTCCTCCCGTCGCAAAGGCCAGATCCTTCAACACGATATACATCTTCGAATCGTACAGCCCGAAAGAAGCGTGGCGACGCATCTTATCGTCAAGAATGTCCTCAATCGTTTCCTCAGCAACCGCGTCTCTGTTCATCACCATAAACAAAAACGCGCTTAGGGAAGTCCATCCCATAGCACGGGCAAAACCGCCTTCCTTAACCGATGTTACCAATACCGGTTTTCTCTTCCACGCTTTTGCTGGGACTAGGACAGGAGCTGGGACGCCCCAAATAGGTGAAGCATCTAGATCAACAAACTCAGCTTCACAAGGAGCCTCACCATGCACACCTAGACACTGGGCACACGCAGCTACCATGTCGCGTGGCACCATTCGCAGCCGCTGCTGGTCCACATATTTCTCGAACCGATGACCCACCGAGGTCAACAAACTCGCCACATTTGTGAATTTCTTCACTGGGGCAAAAGGCTTCGTGTCGTACGGTAGCTCCTTATTCCACGCAGCGCCATGGAACTTAGATACTGTGATCTCCCAGTAATCATCAGATCCATCGAGAAGCTTCTCGTCGAGACGACCAGTC